GCGGCCCTATTCGGCCTGCGGGGATTGCTCGCGAGAGATGGACCGGATCGGCCGCAGCAACAAGCTGCACTGGTCCGTGCAAAACGAAACTTTCGAAGTCGTGCCCGGTGATGGGTTCCTCGGCGGCATCACGCTCCTGACGCCCATGACAGGCCTCATCGGCGTGCCGTCCATCACCGACAACGGCGTGAAGGCCGACGCCTTCCTCAACCCGCAGATCAGGCCCGGCCGCCGGGTACAGATCGAGAGCGAGACGCTGGAGATGAATGCCGAAGGCGGGATGTACCGCGTCGGCTCCTGCGACTTCCAGGGCAACAACCGGAACGGCGACTTCAAGGTGTCGATCCACGGCGAGCGGGTGGCCGGCGGCAAGGTCGACGAGGGCGTGGCGAAGGAGAAGCTGAAGCGATGAGCGGCCACGGCTATATCGGCAAGACCAACACCCTGTTGGAAGATCTGATCGACACGCGCATCAGGAACGAGCGCGAGGACCAGTGGGGCCCGATGGATGGCGAGATTGTCGCGTTCGACCCGGCCAAGCAGACCGCCACTGTGCGGCCCTTCTACAAGAAGAACCTGGCCGGCGTGCCGACGCAGGTGGCAGAGCTGCAGGAAGTCCCGATCGAGTTCCCGCGGGCCGGCAACGGCGCCATCACGCATCCTGTGAAGGTCGGCGACCGTGTCCGGCTCACCCCGAAGATGCGCGACAGCACGGGATATGACCTCGACGGCGGCCCCTACGATGCGGCATCCGAGCGGTCGTTCAACCTGTCCGACATGACGGCGACGGTGGTCGGCGGTGACAGCCTGTCGAGCCCGATCCAGAACTTCGATCCCGCGAACACCCACATCCGGTTCAGCGAGGATGGGTCGTTCGGGCTTCGCGGCTCGGCCGACGGCAAGTTCAAGATCGAAGGCAGCGAGGGCAACCTCTACGACATCCTGGCGACGTTCATGGAGCTCGTCGCTTCGGATCAACTGGCGATTGCCTACGGCTCGTCGGCCGGCACCGGCCACGCGCTGCAGAACCGCGCGGCACTGATGGATCTGGCGGCAAAGGTGAGGGCGATGGCGCTATGACTGTCACCCGTCTCGCCCCAGCTTCTCGCCCGAACGCCGACGGCATCCATGATCTCGCGCTGACCCCGGAGGGCGATCTCGAATTCGTCTATGACGCCGAAGCGGTCGGCCAGCACGCCCGGCAGCGGGTGATGACGTTCCAGGGCGAGTGGTTCCTCGACACGACATGCGGCGTGCCATGGCTCGATCAGATCATGGGCCGGCAGTTCGATGCGGCGTTGTCCGAAAGCGTGATCAAGAAAGAGCTGATCGAAACCGACGGCGTGACCGGCATCGAGGCGTTCTCGCTCTCGTTCAACCGCACGCTCCGGGGGATCAACGTCACCCGCGCCACGCTCGCGACCGAATACGATGAAGAGGCGACCCTCTAATGGCAGTAGGCGTTCAGCCGACCGGCTTCATCCTCCCGACGCTGGCGGAAATCCTCAACGACATCGAGCAGCAGAACGTCTCCATCTTCGGGCCCGGGCTGATCCAGACGTCACAGACGAAGTTCGGACAGATGAACGCGCTTCGGGCCGAACGGGAACGGGTGCTGTGGGAGGTCGCGCTCGCGGCCTACCAGTCCTACGACCCGAACCAGTCCGAGGGCATTTCTCTCGAACGCCTTGCAGCACTCCGCCTGATCACTCGCCAGCCTGGCGAGACCGACGCCGACCTGGCGAAGGCCATCACCAATGCCGGCGTAGCCAACACCCGAGACGCGGACTTCTACCGCGCCATCATCGGTGTGACCAGCGTCACATGGGCGAAGGTCTATGCGAACGACGGCACGACGACGGACGACAACGGGCTCGATGCACACTCGGTCGCGGTCGTCGCCCTCGGCGGTGACGACGAGGAAATCGCCCTTGTCGCCCGGCGATACATCGTGCCGGGGATCACCTCGTTCGGGAATACCCGCGTCGAGACCGAGATCGATGGCTTCTGCCGAACCATCTACATCGAGCGCCCGGTGGAGGTGCCGACCACGCTCGAGGTGGATATCTACAAGTGGGCCGATGCCGGCGGATGCCCGCCCGACCCGACGCAGGCGATCGCCGAGGAACTGGTGCTGAACCTTTCGGGCACCGCCCGGCCGCGCAACGGCGTGACCTTGACCCGGCACACCATCGCCCAGGCGCTCTGCACCAAGCCGAACGTCGAGGTGGTCGCTGTGAGGGGCGCCAAGAACGACGGGACGCCCGCATCTCTCCCGCTGGCCTTCGACTTCGACGACATCCCGCTCATCACCCTGGCGAACGTGACGATCAATGTCCTTGAACCGTGATGCCTTCGTCGAGGATGCGCTCGACAGGATACTGACACAGTACCGGGAATCGCCACGACTTCTCGGCGTGATCCGGTACGACGTCGGGAAGATCGCCGATGTCGCGGTCGAGATCGACAGTATCCCGTCATTCTTCGACATCGACACCGCGGCCGGCGACCAGTTGACGTTGATCGGTGAGCGGATGGGCTGGCCGCGATGCCACTGCGTCTGCGTCATCCCGCCGCTGTTCGGCTATCCCTGCGAGCCCGCGAACCCGAACCTGACAATCGTCGGCTACTGTGAGGATGCGGTTTTCGACGGCTGCTATGCCGCCGGGTCCGGCGATCTCTGCCTGAACGATGACGATGTCTATCGCGGCTACGTCAAGGCGCGCCGATATCAGGCGCTCCAGCGGTACAGCATCGACGACCTGCAGACCGCTGCCCGCCACATCTGGGGTGCAACAGCCTATGCCGTGAGCATGGGGCATGGCAGGGCCGCCGTCGCGCCGGGTCGCGGCCTGACGGACGCCGAGGAGCGCGAGCTCCCTCTGGCTTTCCGCGTCCTGCCGTTCGCGCCGGGTATCACGACCTACATCCACCAGGGCGGCGGGCTGATCTTCGGCTATGGCACCGGCTGGGCCGGTTACTGCGAAGACGCGGGATACTTCTGCCCGACACGCATCGACCCCTTTGCCTGCGCCTGACGGCGCCTCCCGACATCATGCCAACTGACGAGGTGCCTCATGGCATATGAGCTACCGTTCCCAACCGTATGGGCGGAGAACAGTGAAAATCTGCGCGATCCGACCGTCTCGGAGCAAGATCAGGGTTTCGAATGCGGCGCGACCGGTCTTCGCGAACTGCACAATCGCCTGTTTCAGGATCTGCAGCAGGCGATCAATGCACTCTCCCTCGGCAATGGTCGCGCCGACATCCCGGTCAACGGCTGGCAGTCGGCGCCCCCCGCATCTCCTGATGACGGTGATCGGTTCGTAGTCTTGCCTACCGGCACAGGTGGCTTTGCTACCCACGATGGCGAGATCGCGGTTTGGACCGGCGCGGCATGGGTTTTTGCCAATCCAGTGACGGGGCTGGTCGCGAATTACTGGACCGGCACGCGAATGGTGATGCTGCGCTTCGACGGCGCGGAGTGGGCCGAATTCTTGACGTCAACGGTCAATGTTGGTGCCGTCACGTCCTACAAGGTCCCCGGCATCTACACCTACACTGTGCCCGATGATATCTATCGCATCGAATGCTTGGTTTGGGGCGGCGGCGGAGGCGGCGGGTATAGCTTCGATTCTTCGGGCGGCTATGGAGGTGGCGGGGGCGGCTATTCGCAAGGCACGTTCGATGTGGTCCCCGGACAGGAAATCGCCGTTACAGTCGGTGAAGGCGGTGTCAGTGGCACTGTCTCCGTCAGCGCGGGTACGGGCGGAGCATCATCGGTCGGCGTACTCCTTAGCGCCACAGGAGGCGGTGGCGGGTCTTTCGGGAACGCCAATACATGGCCGAATGGTCTATCGGCCGGTGGCGTCGGTGTTGGAGGGCAGTTCAATTACGAAGGCCGCGGCGGTGGCGTCGTCTTCAACATCGGTGGTGCGAATAACATCGGTGGGTGGGGCGCACCTGCCTTCAACGGTTCGTGGGCTGGTTTCAATGCGGCGGATAACGGCGTGCTTCCCGGCTGTGGCGCTGGCGGGGGAACCGGGCCTGGCGGCAACGGCGGCATCGGTGCGGCAGGCCTCGTCATAATTCGCACGCTGTAAGGAGCAATCGACATGGCCTTCGCCCTGATTGAAAACGATATCGTCAAGGAAATCTGGGCAGATCGCCCTGAACTGCATCCAGACCTGAACATTGTGGATGTGCCGGAGGGAACCAGGCAAGGAGCGGCCCGCCAGCCTGACGGATCTTTCGCGCAGCCGGTATACCCAAGCCCTGTTGATGCGAAACGCTGGAACAAGTTAGCGGCTGTGAACGGCCGTCGCGAAGCGATCATCGCCGATGGCTACCAGCACAATTTCGGGGGCTCGGCGGGGATTCGGACGCTAGACCAGCGCGGGACGGAAGACGCCATCAATTGGCTCGGGCTGAAGGGCATTGCCGATAGTGCCATCGCTGCAGGGCAAGGTTCGATCATGATCGCCATCCGAGACGCCAACGACGAGACGTTCGAGGCATCCGCCAACGTCGTCTCCGGAGCGATGGTTGCCATGGGTCAGTGGCGTGGTGCCGTGATGGCGCATGCCTGGGGGCTGAAGGACGCGATCGCGGTAGCCGAGGATCAGGCCGCTCTCGACGCGATCGACATCGAGGCGGGTTGGCCGGAATAGTTCAGATCGCACAGGCGGCCCGACAGCATCGCATCGCGGGCAGGTGACTGCCCGGCCTAGTCGCGGGGAGTCTCAAAGCGCCGCGACTGACCGACGGTAGCAGCCTCATGTTGTCGGATTGAAGGCGGCCCGGCGGTCACGTCTTTGGGAAACAGAGCCGCCGGGCCTGTCGCGGTCTTGGAGGCCAGCCTGCAGGGCGAGCACCGCGACAGCACATCATATCACAACCGACCCAAAACGATGCCCGTTCCGGTTCGTCCGCGGCGGGCTTTTTCATGTCCGCAACGGAGATCGTCATGACCTTTGAACAGTGGCTGCAAAGCCGGCTGACCGCCCACGGATTTCCGTGTGGCGCGATCGACGGCATCATCGGACCCGTCACGCTGGCCGCACTCAAGGCATTCGAGCGGGCGCACGGCCTGACGGCAGACGGCACGGCCGACCCGAAGGTGGTCAAGGCGCTCCGGGCTTCTGCATCGGCCGTATCGCCCGCGACGATGGCGGATCTCCCCGATCGCGATACCGAGCTGGACGAGGCGCCTGGCGCGGTAAAGAACAGCTGGCCGCGCCAGCGGGACGTTCCGAGCTTCTATGGCGCCGTCGGCACTCGGCAGACCCGCGTCGAGATCCCGTTCGACATGGTTCTGGCGTGGGACAAGAGCGTCCGCATCCGTCGGATCACCATGCACGAGAAGGTCGCGGAATCGGCCGAGCGTGTCTTCCAGCGGCTTGCCGGCATCTACTCCACCCGCGAGCGCGAAGA